CTGATCCCGAGGTTGCCGTGGCGCTTTACGAGGTCGATCACCCCGCCGCCCTGCTCTTCCTCGAAGTCGTACCAAGCACCTTTAGCCAGATCGAGTTCGCGTGATCCCTTGTTGCCCCAGCGCAGCGTCCGTCCTTTGACGGACAGCTTCGCGTTCGGCTCGCCCCAATAGTGTCGGGCAATCCTCTCCGCGTGTGCCGCTATGTTATTCATTGAGCCGTCTCCCTGTGTGCTTCCCTTGATATTGATGCCCTCGGCGGTGCAGGGAAACAAACACCGCCGAGGGCCACCGCGCTAAAACAGGTTTGCACCTGTCGGTTCAGCAGGGGCGGCAGGAGGTTTTGCTACCGCCGCTACTGGCGCGGGTTCTGATGGAGCGGCTGCGCCACCGTCCATCAATGCAGGCCGGTCGATCCAGTCAGTGATCTTCCACTCCGGCACCTTGAAGCGAAGCTCGCCTTGCGGCGAGGTGATCTTGATCGTCTCCGTACCGGAGATGGTCACGACCGGAACCTTGCCCTGATGCGACGCAGCTTCCGCCTCGTACTGATTGAAAAGGCCGTCCAGCGCACGCAGAACCGTCTTAGCCGAGTGGCTAAATTCGCGAAGGCCCAAGTCCTTCGTTGCCACGCGTACGCGGAACGCCTGCTTATGGTCTTGGCTGGGTTGATCCGGGAAAGGCTCCGTGATCTTTGCCATACGGAAGTCAGGGGCGCCGGATGCAAACGAGAGCCACCCGACTTCGATTTCACCCAAATCCATTGCCATCTGGATCGGGAGGGAGAGTTCTTGCTCATCCTTTTGCCAAGTCCCGTCTGATGCCTGATACCGATCCTGCTTCAGCAGGTCACCGGCCTTTGCGTCCCACTTGATGATGGGCAGGATATCGCCGGAAGAACCGGCTTCGAGATTAAAACCTAGAGGCATAACTATAACTCCTTTACGTTAACGCCTTCGACACTACTGACCGACACCGCGTCGGCCAGCAATTCTCTCACTATCATCATCGCGGTGAGCGTGTCCATCTCGACGGCATAGCCCCAGTCAAGCTCGGCTCCCTCGCGCATAGTGCTGCAACCGTGCGGCAGACCTGCGCGCATCACCGCCTCGGCTGGCATGCGCCATTTCCACTGTTGATGATTGTATTTGTAGACCAGCATCGGGAGCAGCCCGGCAGACTTCGCTGCGGCGCACACCTGATCCCACCACGCAGGCTGAGGCGCGCAGCCGGTCTTGTATCTCTTTATTTCGATCACGAAAGGGAACGGCTCCTCGCAAATGAGGTCGCCATGCTCGCCAGCGCGATACTGTTCAAGGTCTCGCTTGAACGTCATGCCAAGCTCGTCGAAGAGCAGCTTCGCAATCTCGCGCTCTGCGGCTGCGCCCTTCTGCCTACTGTTCGCCACGCTCTTGCCGCCTCTTCATTATGGCCTGAACCAGAAGCTCATCCGCTAGGGTCGAGAGCGTTCGATGCGGCGAAAGCTCAAGCTCTTCTTTAAGCATCTGCCGGGTCGAAGCCCGTAGTCTCAGAAGTTGTTGTTGTATGTCAGACACTTGGGCCTCCAAAAAAAAATTTAGCAAAACGCTATTCAGACCTTGATATCACAGTGATATTGATTATACTAGTAGGACATTACTAGAACACATCGAAGGGAGACACCGATGGCCAACAAATTCAAAATCGGCGACAAGGTTCGCGAACAACAAGTGGCTGTAAAGCGTGACGCAGACGGCAACCCGATTTATCGCCGCACCCAGTTCGGCAAAATCCCAGTCGAAACCAAGGTATGGAGCGATCACACACTTGAGGTTGTGGCTGTGCCAGACGGCAAGAAAAAGCGGTATGCGGCGCGTGTCACATTTCCTTGCGGCCATACCCGGACCAGCCACTACGGCGAAAAAGCACTGGCGCGGGCCTAACGGCCCCGCCCAAACCAAGGGAGGTTTTCATGCTTACACTCAATTCAGTGAACCACGGCACCACCAAGCGCGAAAAGAACCGCTTCTGTGGCCCTGCCGTCATCAGCGCCCTGACCGGCATCACCACTGGCGAGGCAGCGCGCCGCATCCGCGAACATACTGGACGCCGCCAGATCACCGGCACATGGGGCGACGAGATCAAGCCTGTGTTTGCCGACCTCGGCATTCGCATGACGCCAGCCCGGATCGACGCGGATGGCTATCTGAGGCTCGACCTGCTGGTCGAGATGCTCGACGTGAAAGCGCGGCGCCGTCACCACGCTGACCAGCGCGGCACCGGCATGACGTTCGCCGCGTGGCTCAAGGCCACCGAGGGTGAGCGCAGCGACGGTCAGGTGTTCCTGCTTGCATCTGGTCATCACTGGGTGCTGGTGCAGCGCGACAGCTTCGTCTGCGGCAGGACCGGCGAGGTGGTCGGCTTCGACCACCCGAAGGTCAAGCGCCGCGCTCGGGTCGCATCTTTCTGGATGATGAACCCAATCTCTGACCAACAGGCGGCGGCCTAACGGCCCCGCCCCACCACCATCGAAGGGAGACATCGATGACCAAGCAAGAGCAAATTATCAAGTGGATTGAGGAGGACGCCGCAGAAATTGGCGCGGTTGTCACTATTGAGCGCTCCGAGTACGGCTCCGCATTTATCAATGTTGAAACTGATGACGCGCTGATGTTTCTCATAGTCGGCCAGCGCGGTGGATACAAATTTTTCTACACCCGCGAGCCGCTCGGCACCGGCGACAGTCGCAAACGCGGTATTAAGCAGTGGCTTGTCTTTGGCTTCTTCAAGACGGTCAAGCGCCAGCGCGGCGTCATCAACCAACAGGCGGCGGCCTAACGGCCCCGCCTCAACCACCATCGAAGGGAGACATCGATGACAATCAGAATAGAAGACCTCGACCCCGTCACGCTTGAGAAGCTCGGGATGAAAGCCCCGTCCAAGCCTCGCGAGTTCACCGCCGAGATGGAGCGCCAGTGGGCGATCAAGGTTCTCGGCCCCATTGCTGGCCTGACCAAAGACCAGCGCCGCCGCGTTCTCGAACGCGCCATCAAGATGAGTGCTGCGTGATGTTGAACTTTGATCGCCTTGCGCGCCACTTACAGAACACGGCCTTCACCGAGGCCGTGCTTGCTGCCACCCAGCCGCACCCATACAACCGGCACCTTGTCTATGTGCCGGAGCATAACTGTTGCCTCGAACTGACTGACGGCTTCAGAGATGGGCAGATGACACTGGGCTTCATTCAATCGCTGGAACGCAAAGAGGGCAATGGTGGGCGCTGCCTGCGCTGGCTGCTCGACCTTTGCCATGAGCACGGCATCCTGCTGCACATTCATTGTGAGACGCAAAGCTGCTACCCGTATGCGAATGGCATGGCCCAGCGCGAACTGAAGTCTTGGTATCGCCGGAAGGGCTTCGTCTTCCCGGCTAATGGCCGGGACGGATACTACGACCCAGCATCGGTGGAGTGAGCCATGAGACAATATCTAGACGACATCATCGGCGGGATCATCCTGCTGTTTTTCACCCTTGGCTGGATTGACTGGCTTTGGATTTTCGGGATTGAGAGTTCTCGGTCCTACACATGGTGGGCGCTCATTGTCCACCTCGGTAACTAGAAAGGGAGACATGTAATGTCTGAAAAATACATCATCACTCTGGAGTGCAACAAAAGCGCTCTTGCCGAGCTTATCGCCACCGGCCTTGAGCGCCACGCGACAATCACAAAGGTCGAGGTTGCCGAGAGGAAGGCGAGCATCAAGCTCGCCGCCGTCGCTGGCTCAAAGCCTGTGAATGAGCCGGTGCTTGAAGGCGCCTTTCGTGGCGACCCCAAAGTTCCACTGTGGCGCAAGCAGGTTACCTGTTGGGAGGTTTATAAGGTTGCGGTGGAGAGCTTTCACCCGCAGAAGACATTCATGTCAGCCGACCTCACATCAGAGTGCAGGCGTAATGGCATAAAGATGTCAAACAACTCTGCTGCGTCGCACCTCTATCGGCTGCGTAAGGTTGGGCTGGTCAAGAAGATCGGCGGTAGTGGCAACGCTGGCTACATTCATGTGGTGGCTAAAAATGTTGGGCATCAGGAATTTGAAAGGATCATGACCAATGGTAGGTAAACTCACACCCGACGATATCGTCACCGCATCCCGCGTTCCGGTCCTGATGGGCCTGTCGCCCTACATGACCCCGAACGAGTTGCTGAAGGAGGCCATAGAAGCGGCAGCAGGCAACCCGCCCGAGCGGCTCACACAGAACGAGGCCATGCGCTTCGGCGATCTGCTGGAGCCGGTGATCCTCGACGAGGCGGCCTATCGCCTCGACCTTCAGGATGTGGTCACCGACATCACCGAGGCGGTCCACCACCCGGACCTGCCGCTTGCATGTTCGCTTGATGGCAGGGGGCGTGGCGGCATCGTGTTCGAGCACAACCCGGCGATGGGCATCTATGTCCCACAAGGCGGCGTGGTGGACACTAGCGGCCCCGGCTGCCTAGAGGCCAAGAACACCGGCGCATCCCCTGAGGAGGCTCCTGCGCCCTATAGAGGGCCGCTCCAGCTTCATGCGCAGATGATGTGTACTGGCTACGCTTGGGGCGCTGTGTGCGTCCTGTACCGCGGCTCCGAGCTTCGCATCTTTCTGTACCGTCAGGATCAGGACATGCAGGACCAGATCGAGGATGCGGTCCACGAATTCGAGCGGCGCAAGCGCGATGTCGATTGGTATCCCGCAGCATCGAGCGCTGATGCGAACGTGGCATGGAGCCGTGTCGATGACGGCGCCCCGGCGGTTGACCTGAACGAGGTCGCTGACGCGGATCACTGGGCAAGCGTTCTGCTTGCTGCGCGTGAGGCTCGCCGTGCAGCCGAGGCTGAGATCGACGAGTGCGAGACGATGCTAAAGGAGATGCTCGGCAA